GTTTGAGCTAAAACCACTACCTCCTAAAGAGGCCATCGAATACTTCAGGCAGAAAGGTTACCTTGTTGGCTTTAGTTGGGAGGATGTATGGCAGCAAGAACATCAAGCCGCCTTTACGGTGGCCAAAGCTATGCAAATAGACTTGCTGGAGGATATTCGCAAGGCTGTTGATACAGCACTGGCAGATGGCACGCCTTTTAGTGCGTTTCGCAAGAACCTTAAACCATTGCTGGTGCAAAAAGGATGGTGGGGTAAAGCTAACATGGAAGACCCGCAAACTGGCGAGATAAAGAACGTGCAGCTTGGCAGTACTCGTAGACTTAAAACGATTTACGACACGAACTTACGAACCGCCCACAGTGAGGGACAATGGGAGCGCATTCAAAATGCGAAGGTAGCATTCCCTTATTTACAATATGACGGAAACAATAGCGAACACCCTCGCCTGACGCACTCGGCATGGGACGGCATGGTGCTGCCTGCTGATGATCCTTTCTGGCTTTCTCATATGCCGGTTAAAGAGTATGGCTGTAAGTGTCGTGTACGGCAGATGAATGCCGCCATGTTAGAGCGGCGAGGTTTGAAAGTATCTGAAGCGCCAGTAGTGCCAAAAATCAGCTATACCAATAAACGTACTGGTGAGGTGTCGCAGGTGCCTAAAGGCGTGCACCCTTCATTTAACTATCCACCAGGTGGCAGGCTCACTAACCTACCAAAATACATCACCGATAAGCTTGATGCTGTCAATGTACCATTAGCCGCAAGTACGATTAAATCGCTTGTACGCGGTGAGTCGTTTGCACAATACTTTGCAGCACCAGAAGGTCTATTCCCGATAGGCGTCATTAGCGATGATGATGCAGCTGCTATCGGTGCAAAAACACATACGGTTAGATTGTCTGCAGAGACCATGCAAAAGCAACTGAAAGTCCACCCTGAGTTAAGCATTAATGAATACGCTTTTGTGCAGCAGGCGATTGAACGAGGCATTAAGGTACAAGATGATAAATCGCTGATTTATCTATTGGAGCTAGATGGATATGTGACGGTGGTTAAAACTACTGGCACAGGAAAAGCTGTATTTATGACCAGCTTTAGACGTTTATCAAGTGATCAGGTGAAGCGCGATAGGGAAATTAGACGATTGTTAGGTAAAGAAAGCAGGTGATGGGGCCTCCCAGTCCGCTTAAAGCGGAAACCCCACATAGCACTCCGGCATTGCTGCCGTGTTACGGCCGGGAGAATATCACCGTGTCGCACCTGCTTGATGTCAAGTTTAAGCGTTCTATTTAGAAATAGCAAAGTATTAAATTAAGCAAAGTTATTAATCGCCGCCAAGGCTGTTTTTAAATCAATCAAGCGACATACACTGGCAAAAAATTAGTTAATCGTTTTTAACGGGGTTTTAACGCTATTCTTGGCGGTGTTTTAATCCTAAAAGGAAAGTAGGTTTTAATAAATTAATGGTTGCCTAGTTTTTTTGTAGCAGGTAATCTTAAAAAGTAGCAGCGCCTCACCCACCACCAAAGCACCACTGAAGCCCCTCAGTATCGCCCCAAACCCCTCGCCCCATGAAAATGGGCGACATGAAACAAAAATCAAAACAACCCAAGAAAACAGATGCTGCAATCGCAGCTTGTAGCTTTACCCTTACTGCAACGGCCGAGCTTCAAATTTTACCGGCTGGTGAGTTCAGGTCTGTAGATGGTCGCCCTACCGAGGTTGACTTTTGGTTTATTGACGCTGCAATCGCAGCCACCATCATTGCAGATTTGTCTGCACGTAAAAACCGCATAGTCATCGACTACGAGCATCAAACACTTTTATCCAAAGAGAACGGCAAGCCAGCACCTGCTGCCGGTTGGTTTAAAACCGTGGAGTGGCGCGAAGGTGAAGGTCTATTCGCAACCGATGTTGAATGGACAGCCGCAGCAAAAGCGCATATTGAAGCCAAAGAATACCTCTACTTCTCACCTGTATTTGCTTACAGCAAAACAACAGGCGCAGTACAACAAATCCTACTTGGTGCAGTCACCAACAACCCTGCTTTAGATGGCATGAGCGAAGCGACCATTGCGGCAGCTTCACAACTTTTAACACACACGGAGAGTTTAACAATGGACTTAGACGAATTACTAGAGCGCTTGCGCTGGATGTTTAACCTGCCAACTTTGGCAACAGCTGATGACATTTTGGTTGAAGTCAACAAAGCGGTTGATCTGATCAAAGCTGAAAACGCTACAGCAGCGGCAAGCTTTAACCTTGTCGCTCACTTGAGTGCTCAACATCAATCAATCGTAAGCCTAACCGCACAGGTTGCAACGCCAGACCCTGCTAAGTTTGTGCCTGTCACTGTGATGCAGGATTTACAGACTCAGCTTGCAGCGCTTAACAAAAAGATTAACGAAGATGAAGTGAATGATCTGGTCACTGTAGCTTTGTCTGATAGCCGTTTATTACCAACGCAAGAGGCTTGGGCGCGCAGCCTAGGTGAGAAAGACATTGCAGCATTACGTTCTTACATTGATCTGGCTCAGCCTATTGCAGCATTAAGCGCTACACAGACAGGCGGCAACATTCCGGATGGTGACGGCATTACCGACCTTACAGAGTCCCAATTGGCTGTTTGCAAGCAAATGGGCGTATCACCTGAAGACTACAAGAAAACTTTGCAGGCTTCTGCTCAATAACCAAATTTAAAGATTTACACATTAACACCTCATTTAAATGAGGCTTTCTAGGAGAAAGAAATGGCACTAACAAATGACCGCAATACCCCATTTAAAGATGGTGAGATTGTATCGGTACCAGCTGCAGCAGTAAAAATTTATGCAGGCTCACTGGTAGCAATTAACGCCGCAGGTTTTGCAACACCTGGTGCGGTGGCCACAACACTTAAATACTTTGGCCGTGCTGAAGAGCAAGTAAATAACTCTGCCGGTGCAGCTGGTGACAAGAGCGTTCTTGTTCGCCGTGGCGTGGCGTTCAAATGGCTTAACCATGCAGCTGATGCAGTTGTGCAAGCAGACCTAGGGGCTACTTGCTACATCGTAGATGACCAAACAGTAGCCAAAACAAATGGTGGTAACACTCGTTCTGCTGCAGGCAAAGTTATTCAGGTGGATGCAGACGGCATCTGGGTCGAGTAACCAATCACATTTTTAACACAGTTTTTTAGTGACAACGTTCAAATAAACAACAGGAGAACACAATGAACAAATCAAAAATCTTAATCTTAACCATTGCGGCATCCGCCGCAATGGTGGGGATGTTTGGCCTGCCTGCATATGCAGCTGACATGAACCCTGAATCTGTCATGGCAGGTGGTGGCATGCTTGGTATGCTGGTCAACAAAGAAAGCATCAACAATGTTTTTGTTAGCCTAAAGACAACTTTCAACAACGCCTTTTCTGCTGCGCCTTCGGTATGGCAAAAGGTCGCCATGAAGATTACTTCTACCACCAGTCAAAACGACTACGCTTGGTTAAGTAAATTTCCAAAAATGCGGGCTTGGGTTGGTGATAAAAACGTTAAATCACTGGAGGCTGCTAAATACACAATCCCAAATAAAGACTGGGAAGCAACTGTTGAGGTTGATCGTAACGACATCGAAGACGATCAGCTTGGCATCTATGGCCCACAGGCACAAATGGCTGGTGAATCTGCAGCACAACTTCCTGATGAAATTGTCATGGATTTAGCTAACGGTGGCTTTACTAACACCTGCTTTGATGGCCAATACTTCTTTGATACAGATCATGTGGTTGCCGGTGCTAGCGTATCCAACAAATTGACAGTTGCATTATCTGCAGCTTCACAAGCAGCTGCATTAGCCAGCTACGGTGCAGCACGCACTGCCATGCGTAAATTTAAGGATGACGAAGGCCGCCCATTAAACATCACACCAAACGTGTTGTTGGTACCGCCTGCACTTGAGCACATTGCTCTGGCGCTTGTAAACAATGACCGCCTAACAGATGGCGCAGCAAATCTATACAAAGGCACAGCAGAAGTGGTGGTTGACGCTCGCTTAACCTCTGATACCGCATGGTTCCTGCTTGACACCACTAAAGCAGTGAAGCCATTTATTTATCAAGAGCGTAAAGCACCAGTGTTTGTTGAACAAACAAGTGCTGAGAATGACGACGTGTTTAGCCGTAAGAAATTCAAGTTTGGTGCTGAGGCTCGTGCTGCAGGTGGCTATGGTTTCTGGCAGTTAGCGCTAGGTTCTACTGGCTAGGCTAATACCAAATGATGGAGCCAGCCTGCGTTAAAAGCAGGCTGGTATCACAAAAGTTAACGGAGATCATGATGGCTAATAAAGTAAACAAACAAACCGAAAAGGCGAAAGCCGACACCAGCAAACAAACAGCAGAGGCAACTAGCAACGACCAGGCTAACTCTGTAGATGCGCAAGCAGCCACTGCAGCTACACAAGATGAAAACTTAGCGTCGACAGAGCAAGCATCTAATGCTACTGGCACCGCAGATGTGCAATCAGATGCTGCCTCAGATACACAAGGTGCAGATTTAGCTAGTTCTAATCAGGCGACAGAGGTGGCGGCTGGCTCTGTGGAAGAGTACGCACAAAACGTTGCAAATGTAGCATTGAAGTTGTTTGACACTCTATCACCCACCGCCAAACCATCACTATCAAAGGCATTAAAAGTGGTTGCTAAAGCAGACAAGTTTCGCCGTGGTGGCCATGTATTTGACCGCACTGAAACTATCGTGCGTCTAGCTGAGTTGAACGATGAACAAATCAAGCAAATTAAAGAAGAGCCTTTGCTGGCTGTAACTGAAGTTGAATTAGAAGTGAGCGCTGAGTAATTATGACTTACGTAACCGCTACCAACCTGATCACTCAGTTCGGTGCTGAAGAAATTGCACAGCGTAGTGATCGTGGTTTGCCTCGTTTAGTTACACCTGAGTTGCTCATTGCCGCAGCTGCAGGTGAAGACATCACTGCTTACCCAGTAGACGAACAGGCAGCGGTAGCGGCTGCGCTTGCTTTGATTAACAGCAAGCTGCTCGATGCAGAAAGCACAGTTAATGGCTTTCTCGCTGGCAGATATTCAGTGCCATTAATCACTGTGCCACGCCTAGTAATGACAATCACCTGTGATTTAACCAGGTATGCACTTTATGACGACATGGCAACAGAGGCCATATCAAACCGAAATGCAGATGCATTAAAGCTGCTTAAATCGATCAGCAAGGGTGAGATAAGCCTTGGTATTGATAGTGACGGTAATAAGCCAAAAACAAATGATGGCGCGCAACTGGTATCAAGTGGCCGTGTATTTGGTCGTGAGAGTGGAGGCTTTATCTAATGAGCGGCATTCAGTTCAAGGTTGAGCAAGATGATCGCAAGATCCGCGCAACGATCACCCAGCTCATCGCGCTAGGACGAAACCCTGCCGCTGCGATGGAAGACATTGCAGTGATCGGCGAAAACACTACACGTGAGAGATTTGCAACACAGATTGATCCTGAAGGTAAGCGCTGGAAGAAAAGCATACGCGTGCAGATTAACGGCGGTAAGACTTTAACTAAAGATGGACACTTAGGTGACTCCATCACGCACTTATCAAACAGTAAGTTTGCTGAGTGGGGCTCTAACAGAGTTTATGCGGCTATTCACCAGTTTGGTGGTTATGCCGGACGTGCAGCTGGTAAGCATGGCCCTATTCGCAGACCTAATCTGATGGCCCGTGCTTTCATTGGCATATCAAAAGCTGATGAGTTAGACATGCTAGACGCATTGCAGGCGCGTATCACTGGAGTGATTAACCATGCTAACTGAAGTTGAAAACGCACTAGTTGCTGAAATTAAGAAGTCACCTATCTCGCAAAAATTGAAGCAAGTAGACACGCTACCTGACCTTGATGGTGATTCATTGGTGAGCAAGTTTGCCACTGACGCCCCTGCAGTTTACGTTGCACCGGCTGCTAGTTTTGCAATCCGGTCTTCAGTAGTAGACGTAGGCTTTGGCATTGCCTGTGTTGCCAGAAATGCAGGAGGCCAAGCCGCTGCTCGTAAGGGTGACGGCAAGATGATTGGCATGTACCAGATTGCGGAAACTATAGCCGCGCTCCTGGACGGATATAAAGCAGCCGGTGTGGCGCTGTATGCAAGCAGCATCAGCATTATGAATGATGAAAAGATTTACAAAGCAGGCTTACAGGTTGCCGTTATCACGTTGCAAGGGACAGCAACATTGCCACCAAGTATTGATCCGGCAGGTTTGGATGACTTTATTACCTTTAATGCTCAATACGACATTGAACCACACGTTAGTGCTGCAGAGCTTGCGAAGTGGAGTCAAGAGCCGCCTGACCATAGCACCAGCAAACCAGAACTCACCGACAACATAACCTTACAGGAGTAAGACATGGCAACAACACTACATAAGCCAGTATTTGCAACACCAAAAGACGGGCTAAAGATTCGTAAAGAAGATGGTACCTACTTACCAGAAGGTGGCGACACTGTGATTCACAGTACCTATTGGGCGCGCCGTGAGAAAGATGGTGACGTGTCATTAACAGACAAGTTGCCTACTGAACCAAAAACAAAAGGCGCTTAATCCGCGCATCAATTAGGAGAACACCGTGGCAGATAACATTACCTTTTTAACGATTCCTGAAGACTGGTTAGTACCAGGCGCAAAGATTGAGATTGACCATAGCCGTGCAATTCGCGGCTTACCTGCTGTATCGCATAAAGTATTGATCCTTGGTCAACGCTTGAGTACAGGTTCAGTAGCTGCAGGCGTTTTGTCAAAAATGACACGTAAAGAAGATGCCGTAAATTACTATGGCCGTGGCTCTATGATGGCCCAAATGACAGCCGCATTGCTTAAAGTCAATCCGTACACTCAACTCTATGGACTAGCACTTGATGATTTAGAAGCTGGTGTAGCTGCTGCAGGCACAATCACCATTACAGGTACACCAACCGAGTCAGGCACATTGTACTTGCGTGTTGGTGGCCGTTCAGTGCCGGTTGGCATTACTGCAGCACAAACACCTACGCAAATTGCAACGGCAATAGCAGCTGCAATCAATGCCGATCTGGATGGTGCTGTGACCGCAACAAGTGCTGCTGGTGTTGTAACACCAACTTCACGCCACAAAGGCATTGAAGGCAACGGTATTGATCTGCGTGTGAACTATTACCCTGGTGAAGCTACACCTAAAGGCATTACTGTTGCCATTGGTGCTATGGCTGGCGGCACTGGCAACCCAGATGTGACTGCAGCAATCACCGCAATGAGCAACATTGCGCCTTACACCATTGTGATGCCTTGGAGCGACCCAGCAAACATGGCACTGATGGAAGCGGAGTTAGAGCTACGCTTTAGCGGTATGAACATGAAGCAAGGTCATGTGTTTACCTACAGATCAGGTAGCTATAGCGCACTTTCAACCTACGGCAGCGCTCGCAATAGCAAGCAGTCTTCATTCTTAGGTCTAAAAGGTTGTCCATCTTTGCCTTGGCTGAATATCGCCCAGTTTGCAGGTGCTGTTGAGTTCCGTGGTGCGATTGATCCAGCATTGCCATTCAAAGGGCTGTACTTGCCTGATGTTATGGCACCGGTTGAGACTGATCAGTTCTCTGATGCAGAGCGTAACTTGCTGTTGCATGATGGTTGCAGCACTGTGACTTTTGACCAGGGCGGCAATTGCCACATTGAGCAAGTAATCACCACTTACCAAACCAATACGTTTGGCATGGAAGACCGCAGCATGCTTAAGCTAAATACCAAGTGGACAGCAGACTACATGCGCTTTGTATTTGCCTATGACGTTATCGCTACATTCCCAAATCACAAATTGGCTGATGACGATGTGCTTGATCGTATTCAACCAGGGCAAAAACTCGCAACGCCTAAACTGATCAGGAACAACTCATTAATCCCAACGGCCATGCGCTTAGAGAAAGTTGGCTTACTGGAGGATTTAGATCAGTTTATCAACGAGCTGATTTGTGTGCGCTCAGATGTAGACAAAAACAGAGTAAACGCAATCTTGCCAACAAACCTAGTTAATCAATTTGACGTATTTGCTGGCGCAGTTCAGTACATTTTATAGGTCAGTTGATTTTATAAACACACAATTTTAGGGAGTTACTAATTATGTCAATTCATGGACGTGCGTTCATTACCATTTCAGGTAAGCGCTACAACTCTAAGGAAGGCGCAACCATCAAGCTTGGTGGTGAGGCTGGCACCCCAGTAGTTGGAGACAGCGGTTATGCTGGGATGCAATATCAACACGAGGCTGGGCAAGTAGATTGCACCATCATTGCCTCTGATGATGTCAGCATTACTGAGATTCAAAAGCTCAAAAATGTTAACTTAACCTTTGATTCTGATAACGGTAAAAGTTATGTGTCTTCAAATGCATCTAATGGGCCAGTGCCGGAGTTATCTAAAGACGGCATCAAGGTTACATTTTATGGTGACTTTAAAGAGGTGTAATGATGAGCGAATCAACAAATCAAAAGCCTTTTGCTAAACCTATCACCATTGCTGGCATCAATTACACACACTTCATGATGCGTGAATCTACAGTTGACGACATGTTTGCAGCTGAAATGGAGTTGGTGCCAATTGGTGGTGGCACACATACCCCGCTTGTATTCAATGGCCAAATGATGGTGCGCCAACTTGAGCAAGTAAGCAATGCCAAGGGTGATTCCTTTGTAGGACCTTTCACGATGAACATGCTGAAAAGCTGGGGGCCTAGAAACTACCGTAGATTGCGCACTGCGCAAGTTGAGGTTGACCTGTTGGGGGAAGACGAGCTGAGCGATCAAGAGGAATCTTAGACAAGATACTTTTAATCGCTCTAAAAACAGGCTGGTCAAGAGCCGAAATCAAAGCATTGACCCTGCCTGAATTTAACCACTACTTAGATAGATTGACGCAAAAAAATGAGCCGTGATTTAACCTTATCCACGAAGCTTTACGCAGATGCAACTCGGTTTTTATCCGGGTTGACTAGTGGTGAAGGCGGAATTCGTAAATTTAGCTCTACAGCTAAACGCGAGTTTGATGCGTTAAAAAGCACAATAGGCTCAGTCGAAGGTAAGCTTGCCTCCATCGGTGTGACGGTGGGGGCTACGGCGGCCATCATGCAATCTGCACGCATGGATAAAACTCTAACGCAAATTGGTCAGACAGCAGGTGCATCAGAAGCTGAAGTGGCTAATTTACGTAAAGAGTTATTTCGCATGAGTAAAGAAACTGGGCAGCCGGTTGATGATTTACAGCAAGGCTTCAACAATGCAGTTCAGGCTGGATTGAAGTTTAAAGAAGCCTTACCTGTTATTGATGCAACTAATAAAGCAGTAGCCGTTACAAGTGCAAACGCAGAGGTATTATCTGGCGCGTTGACAGTAGCCGCCAGTTCATTTGACTTCGACCTAGTAAAGCCAAATACAGCACTAAAACTGCTGGATCAGATGACGGTTGCAGGTCGTCTTGGTAATGCCGAGCTGGAGAGTCTATCTAGCATCTTTGGGCGCATTGGCCCTAATGCTGCCAGTGCAGGCTTTGGATTTGAAGCTACACTCGCTTTCATTGAAGGCTTGTCTCAAATTGAGCGTCAACCAGAGCGCTTGGCTACGTTGGCAGATAGCACAATGCGTGTCTTTACAAACTTAAAGTATATGAAAGATGCTCAAAAGGCGACAGGTGTTCGCTTCTTTGATAACAAAGGTGATCGCCGCGACCCTCTCCAGGTACTTGCAGATATTAAAAAGCAATATGACAAAATTGGCACACAAAGAGAGCGTGCTTTGTTTGTGCAAAAAGCCTTTGGTAACGCCGACCTAGACACCATTAAAGGCATGCGGATTTTATTATCAGGAGACATGTTAAACAACGTTAAACAATTCTCCAAAGAAATCACCAACGCCAGTGGCACGCTTAAAAACGATCTGAATAAAGCGATAGACAACTCAGTTGATCAGGTTGGCCGCCTCAAGACTGCACTGCGTAGTGCTGCAGATGGCTGGGCTGAACCGATTAATGAAACGATCACAAACATGATCAAATACACAATGGCTGATAAGAAAGATGGCGGCCTTGGTATGGATGGTAACGACATGCTGCTTGCTGGCGGCGGTGGCGCTATAGCGACAATCTTGGCGGCCAGATACGGTGGTAAAGCCATTAGCTCTATGGCTGGGAAGCTAGGTGGTGTGGGTGCTGGAGTTGCTACAGGTAAAGCTTTAGAAACTGCTGCAGGCGTTACCCCTGTGTATGTGGTGAATATGGGTGAAGGCGGCATGACAGGCATACCAGGTGTTGGCGATAAAGTAGCAAAAACAGCTGGCGCTGCATCGTTTCTTAATAAAGGGATGCTTGGCTCTGTTGCGCTAGGTGCATTGCCACTGGGGGTAATGTATGGGGCTACTCAAATGGCTGGAGACACATCTAAAGACAAAGAACGTGCAAGTGCATTGCTGAGCTTTACAGCTAAGCTTAATAAGTTATTTTCTTACGATCCTGATAAAGCACAGCGGGATTGGCGTGCACGTAAAGACCAAGAACTCAATGGTACGCTTACTGTAAAGCTAGACTCTGAAGGAAGAGTTGCCGGTACCAACTTTAAAACTAATCAACCAGGCATAAAAATTAACATGGCCAATGGCCCATACATGGCGACTAACTAATGGCAGATAAAATGCATAAAGGCAGCTTTCGCGGCGTTCCATTTAACGCCATTAAATCTGATGGTGAAATTGGCCGCCGCAATGTGGTGAATCAATACGCAAGTAAGGACGAAGCCTTCGTTGAAGACTTAGGTTTAAAAGCCCGTGTCTTCACGCTGGAAATATTCACCATTGGTGATAACTACATAGCTGAGCGCGAGGCGCTTGAGGCTGCCTTTGAAAAGTATGGGTCAGGTGAGCTAATACATCCGTGGCGTGGCCGTATGACGGTAAGCGTCACAGATTGCCGCCCTAGCGAAAGTATAGATCAACGTGGCCGTCAAAGTTGGAGTGTCACTTTTACCCAAACTGGTGAAAACAAACAGCCAAACATCAGGCCAGACACAGCTGCGATTGTGGATGTGGCCGCTGACAATGCTATTGCGGCCAGTGAAAACGACTTTGCAGAGACATTCAATGTAGATGGTTTGCCTGAGTTTGTAGAAGCTGATGCCATGACCCAAATCAACGCAGCACTAAGCGATACATTAGCGCTAGCACGTGGCATGCTGCCAGACATGTCTATTTTTCCAGCATTTACCAGCAACGCTAATGGAATTGTAAGCAAGTTAACCCAGCTCATGCGCCTACCAACTAACTTGGCCAGTTCAATCACTGGTCAAATATCTGGTTTCCTTGGCCTATCTAGTGGTGCCATGTCTGCCTTTAATGCGCTTAAAAACCTGTTTGGCTATAGCCGCAAGTCAGTCAACCGCACCACGCCTAGCCGGATTCAGCAAGATGAGAACCGTATAGCTGTAGCCGATTTAACGCGTAGGACAGCCATTATTGAGGCGGCACGTGCTACGGCCAGCATTAACTATGAAAGTACAACGCAAGCGGTGCAAGTACGCAATGAGATTGTAGATGCAATTGAGACTGAGCAGCTAACAGCGCCTGACGATGTATTTAACACCTTATCTGATTTGCGTACTGCAGTAGTGCGAGATATAAACGCACGTGCCACAGACTTGCCTAATATCATCCAGTACACACCAAAGGCTACATTACCTGCGGTGGTGCTGGCTTACATGATTTATGGTGATGCAAGAAAAGATGAAGATATTGTTAATCGCAACGTAATTGCTCACCCTGGCTTTGTACAAGGAGGCAAAGTGCTAGAGGTGCTTACAGATGATTGACCTTAAAGTTAACGGCAACATATACGGCGGCTGGAAATCTGCACGTATACCTTTTGGCATTGAGCAAATATCAAACTCTTTTGAAATATCAGTTACAGACCGCTGGTCTGGCCAAGACAACCCATATCCAATTAGCATAGGTTCAGCTTGCCAAGTGCTGCTGGATAGTGAAACCGTGATCACTGGGTACGTGGATGACAACATACCGGAGTTTGATGCAAACAGCCATGCAATCAGTATTGTTGGCCGTGACAAAACTGGCGATCTAGTAGACTGCTCAGCAATTCATAAAACTGGCCAGTGGGTAAACGCCACTTTGGACAAAATAGTTCGCGACATTTGCGCGCCATTTGGCATTAAAGTCATCATAAACGCACCGCTAGGCGATAGATTCACTACATTCAGCATACAGGAGGGTGAAACCGCCCATGAGAGTATAGACCGCGCTTGCCGCATGCGTGCAGTCATGCCGACATCTGATGGTAAGAGCAATTTAGTTATCACTCGCGCGCAATCAGGCGCTCCTGTTGCTGAGTTGATTCAAGGTGAAAACATCTTATATGGCCGTGGTGATTTCAGCATGCGTGAGCGTTTCAGCCATTACTATATTAAAGGCCAGGACAGAGGCTCAGATGATGATATGGACTCCCCAGAGAGCCACACACAAGTAAGTGCCACAGCTACAGATAGCTTCGTTAAACGCTATCGCCCATTAATTGTACTTGCTGAAGACAAAGGTGCACATGCCACGTTTAAACAGCGCGCGGAATGGGAGCGTAATGTGCGCCGTGGCCGCAGCGCACGCGCTACTGTGCGTGTAAATGGCTGGCGCAATGTTAAGGGTGAGTTATGGAGTGCCAATACGCTAGTGCATGTAGTGTCTCCATTCTTAGGCGCAGACGCCAACTTGCTGATTGTAGGGGGCACTTTCATTTTAGATGAAACGCAAGGCAAGATTACCGAACTTTCACTGGTTGGCCGTGAAGCATTTGATTTAGTTGTAGGCGTTAAAACCACAAAATTAAAATCAGCGATTAACGGTAAAAATGGTGCTGGCCGATCTGTTGAAAAAGGCACACGAAAAGCTAACGCTGATAGCTGGAGTAATTTTCAATGATAGATACGCTAAACAAGTTACTTGACCCAATGCGCCGCCGTGTCCGGCTCATGATTTCGCGCGCTGTGCTTAGTGCTATTAGTGATGGTGCTGGCATTCAACTGGTACAGGTTAAATTGCTAGAAGGCGAAGTTCGTGACGGTGTTGAGCGCTTTCAGAATTATGCCTTCACCTCAGTGCCGCTAAGTGGGGCTGAAGGCATTATGGCATGCGTATCTGGCAATCGTGACCACGGTGTAATTGTGGCAATGGATGACCGCCGCTATCGCATTAAAGACTTACAGCCGGGTGAAGCAGCTATGTACACGCATAGGGACAAAGAACCGCACAAACACCGTATCAAGTTTAACGATGATGGCACTATTGACGTAATGGCCAAAGGCGTTAACCTGCTGGGCACGGAGAAAATAAGGCTTGAAAGCGATGTGATAGAGATACACGCAGCATCTGTCTTCAAGTTTGACGTCAACGGTCAGGGACAAAAATGGGATGGTTTAGGCGTAGAAACTTGGCAAGATAATGATGTTGCTAAGCCGCACCACCCACACGCTCCACCTGAGATACCTTGACAGCCTATTCAAGCAAGCGTAATTTACCTACCTCAAGGCGCGATCACAGCGCCTTTTTTTGTCACTGAAGCCCCTCAGTATCGCCCGTACCTCCCCCGTCATTTATCCTGCTTACTCGTGGGGCTGGAAGCGATTCCAACTTAGAGCAGGCTGACTCTTAGCGCTTTGCAGCCCCTTCTTACATGAGCATGAGGGCTTTTTCTTGGCAGACATCCGCACAGTATTTATCAACATGGAGCAAGGCGCTGACTATGCAATCAGCGCCTTATTGCTTCAGGAAGATAGCGGCCTAGACACGGCTGTATTACTGAGTTTATTCACAGATCGTAGAGCTGAAGATGATGATGTATTGCCTGGCACCTCTGGTGACAAGCGAGGCGCATGGATTGATAGCTTTTCTGAGGTTGAAGGCGATAAGTTCGGCAGCCGGTTATGGTTACTTGAAAGCGCCAAACTAATCCCAGACACCGTCAACCGTGTGCGCGGATATTGTGAAGAGTCGCTTAAATGGATGGTAGATGATGGCATTGCCAAAGCCATAAATGTAACGGCAGAAATAACACGTCACCACCCATTGGGCATTATTGCCGCAACGATTGATATCGTAAAACCTGATGGCTCCACTACGCGATACAAGTTTGATAACTTATGGGGTGAAGTATAAATGACATGGTTTAGACCTACACTAGAGTCACTAATCAAGCGCAATCAGGCTGATGTTGAATCAAGCATTGATGGCGTTGATGCAAAGGTACGACGTAGTAACTTAAATATCATAGCTAAGATGGTATCTGCACTCGCTCATGGGCTATATGGTTACTTGGCATATAACGTAAAGCAGATATTTCATGACACAGCAGACACAGAAAACCTAAGAAGGCATGCCAGTTTATGGCTAGAGGTTCCACTTAAAGAGGCTAGCTATGCTGTTGGCCCAGTAGTGCTAGTTGGTGCAAATGGTGTATTAGTTGAGGCTGATACTGTATTAATTCGCGCTGATGGCATTGAGTACTCTACGGATGCAGATGCAACAATAAGTGCAGGTCAAGCAGTTGTTAACGTGACAGCACTAACGCCAGGTCAAATAGGCAATGCTGTTGTTGGAACGATACTATCGCTGGCATCTCCTATCGCTGGCATTAATGGCACGGCTACTGTTGACGCAGCTGCACTTACTGGTGGGGCAGATGAAGAAAGTGACGTTAGTCTAAGCAACCGTGTTGGTATGCGAATTAAAAACCCGCCACATGGCGGTGCAAATCATGACTACCAAGCATGGGCATTAGAAATACCAGGCGTGACTCGCGCATGGGTTTACCCAAAAGAACTAGGCGCAGGAACAGTAACAGTACGCTTTGTGCGCGATGATGATGCTAACTTGATTCCAGATGCAGCCGAAGTTTTGGCGGTACAAACTTATATAGATGACAACCGCCCAACAACCGCTGATGTTTCTGTAGTAGCACCAATTGCCTCGCCGCTTGATTTTACACTTGCGGTCACGCCAAACACGGATGCAGTAAAAGCCGCGGTGATTAGCGAGTTGGCTGACTTAGTCCGTAGAGAGTCAATTCCGGCAGGCACTACCCCAGCCAATCTAATTCCGAAAGGTGTAATACCAGGCAAGTTATTAATTTCACACATTCGTGAGGCAATTAGCCTTGCAGCTGGTGAAACCAATTACAACATGACATCACCAGCTGCAGATGTTGAGGTAACCACTGGTTACATGATCACGCTAGGAAACTTTACGTGGCTCTAAGTGTTGAAAATTATGTGCAGCAACTGCAAAGCCTACTCCTACTGGGGAAGGCTTGGACTCGCAATGTTGATTCTGTGCTCACTAACCTGCTTAAAGGGATTGCCAAAGAGTTTGCTCGTATCGATGCACGTTGTGATGACTTAATAAGAGAGTCAGACCCACGTACAACAAGTGAGCTGATTGAAGACTGGGAGCGTATAGCTGACTTACCAGACCCATGCGTGACAGTTGCTCAGACCATTGAGCAAAGGCGCGTAGCACTTACAAGCAAACTTACTATGCAAGGTGGGCAAAGCCGTAAGTATTTCATCAACCTAGCCGCCAGCATGGGTTATGCAGGTGCCACGATTGATGAGTACAGGCCAATGAACTGCAACGATGATTGCAACGATGCCCTCTATTCAGCTGATGACCGCTACTTTTGGACAATAAATCTGCCATCCACATCTGGAATTTTTGTCATGAACTGCAACAGTTCCTGCAACGATGCACTGCAAGCATGGGGTGATGAAGCCATTGAGTGCCGCATAAACAAATACAAGCCAGCGCATACAACCGCTATTTTTGCTTACGTATAGGAGATGATTAAAAATGAAAAGAATTGATACATCAACCAAGGCCGTTGATTTATTTGGTGCCGGTAAACATGGATATAAAGACGGCAATAAAGGCCTAGGTATTCCCGCCACTGATTTAAACGCGTCAACACTGAACGCACTGCAAGAAGAGGTTGCAAACGTCATTGAAGGTACTGGCACTGCGTTAAACTCGGCAGACAACACGCAGCTACTTCAAGCTATCAACAACCTAGTCAAAGGCCCTGCAGACAAAATCGTGCGCGTAGCATCAAATGCTGCAATCAACCTTGCCGCACCAGGTGCGAACATTGACGGCGTTGCAATGGTGGCTGGCGATACTTTCTTAGAGAAAGATAATGCAACGCTAGCTAGCCGTGGCGTTTACGTTTGGAATGGCGCAGCCGTGCCAGCAACACGTGACCCATCCGCTGACAATGGTGCCGAGTTGTTTGGTGGCATGATAATCCGTGTGAAAGCCGGTACCGTAAATGCTGATACAAACTGGCAGATTACTAACGATACAGCTGTGACAGTGGGCGTGACAGGGATAACTTTTCAGCAGGTTGGTTCTGTATTAGATGCCACCACAGCCGTAAAAGGCAAGGTATTACTAGCGCAAGCCGCTGGCTTCACAGGTACAGGTAGTGCAACAGACGTGCCACCAGTTGCTGCTATTATCGCAGGCTTATTAGGACCTGGTGGCGCATCTACTAATGACTACATAACGATTCCTTATCGCGATAAAACTGATGGAACTATTAAAAAGCTGATTGTGCAATGGGGCAAGCTTTCTATTGCAGGAACATCTGTGTCAATTACTTTCCCGATTACGTTTCCCAATAACGTTTTTTATGTCGGAAACCAACGTATATCTGATGGTGCTGGTGCCTATCAATGCACGACTTCTGCTGCGACGCCGCCCACTTTGAGTGGTGCCACATTCAAACACCCAACCTCATCTATTACTGAAAATCAATATTGGTTTGCAATAGGAAATTAAGGAAAAATTATGTCAAAACACATTTTATTTAAAGACGGCATACTAGCATCGCGTTATGACAGTGAGATTCACGGTGATGATATACCTGAAGGTACAATTGAAGTTTCAGAAGATTTATTTTGGCTTACTGTCCAAGATACTGATGGGACATGGACTATGAAGCCCAATGGAGTCATCACAAAAGTGCCTTTTCCAGCACCAACCACAGCACAACTCAAGCTTGTAAGGCTTGTTGCGATTAATGTCGCATTTGAGGATGCCATGTCGCCAATCATCACTGGCATTCCAGCTATTGAGCGTGAGAGTTGGAAAAAACAAGAAACTGAAGCGCGGTCTTATCTAATCAGCAATGATGCCATTACACCATTGATTGACGCACTAGCCATATCACGTGGCATTGATAAAGCAGAGCTGGTGTCTCGCATTATTACAAAGGCTGATTTGTTTGCTACCTTAAGCGGTCAGCTAATTGGCAAGCGTCAGGCGCTAGAAGATGCGCTTGATGCATTGCCAACAACAGCAACAGCTGAAGAAATTGCGGCAATCACCTGGTAATGAAGTGGCGCCTATTCATGCTAGGTATCTGGCTGCTGTGCCAAGTAACCAATCTTGTTGCAGCAGTTTGGATGCTATTAGCCATTATCAGTGGCAGCAATCGCGCATGGCTTATCGCTAAATCTTTCGACCAATTAGGCAATGCAACCACTGGCGGCAGTGAAGATGAGTTAATCAGTAGTAGAGCTGCCAAAGCCAGCAAACGCGGTGAAAAGTGGGCATGTGTGCTGTGTAAGTTGCTGCACAAGATTGACCCCAACCATTGCGAAAAAAGCATTGAGCCCGATGAGGGAAAGC